AGAGGCCGCGCGTATCGGACCAACCCCGCGTGCTAGTCAGGCCAACCCGGTGCAACTCCACCGCACGGGCACGCATCGCCTTCAGCGTGTCGTGCACCAACACCCGGACGTAGAGCGTGCGTCCCTGCTCCGGGTAGATGCGGAAGACGATCACGCAGCGACCGCTCCCGCGAGCCCCCGCCACTCAGTATACGCCCAACCCGCGGCAGGTTGATCGAGCCTGGGACGCCCATGCCCGCAAACAACGCTCACGCCGTCGCCAGGGCGCTCTCTGCGGCAATGGAGCTTGAGGGAGGCTATCCTACCCGGATAGAGATCCTGGAGCCTGTCAGGCTCGCACTGTGTCGCGTACCAGTGATCAGAGCGGCGGTGCCGGCGCATGATCCGCTCGGGGTCAGCCGTGAACGCGGCCCACAGTCGCTCGGTGATCGCGCCCGGCCTGAATAGCATCACACCCGACGCGGGGATCTCAGGACGATAGAAATCGCTGAGCATGGCGAACTCGCCCTCGTAGGAGAACAAGTCCGAGAGGTCGCCGAGGACCAGGGTGTCCAGGTCGAAGTAGGCGTAGCGGCGCCCGCCCATGTCCAGCGCGGGACTGAACAGGTTGATTTTCGCCCACCAGCCCGGCCAGTCGCGCACGAGCGGAACGCACTCCACCCCCGGAACCACCGTGTCAGTGAGGCACCAGAAGTCGACGCCGGGTGCGTGTTCGCGGACGCCCGCCGCGAGGCGCTCCACCCACTCGGGACCGTAGTGGCCACCGGAGCGAAGAACGCAACAGATTGTCAATCGGGCGTGCGCCCCGTTGGGTGCTAGTCCCACTTGTGGTCCCTGAATCGCGTGGGGTCCGCGCCGAGTTCGCGCATGGTGGCGTTCACCCACGTGTCTAACGCTTGCTCAAATTGCAGGTTGGCCTGATCACATAGCTCCTGACCCTCTGACGCGCGGACAATCAACGCGCGGACGTCGCGGACGGCGTCTTCCATGATGGCGTCCAGTTCCGCCCGCCGCTTCGCCTCCGCGCGGCGGGCTTTCCACATAGCTTTCGCGCGGTCCCAAAAGATCCAGCCGGACACGAAGGCCACCACGACCAGGGCCACGTCTCCGGTCGTCACGTAATGCCTCCCAGCGCACCACCCGGGTGCGTCTTCCTGAAGTCCTCCGGCCCGAAGTTGCCGACTTGCATGAGGCAGAGCGCGAGCGCATCGCCGAGTGCCATCGAGGCCGCGGTCGAGGCGGTCGGTACGAGGTCGTAGCCACACGCCTCCGGGCCAGGGTGGACCGCGAGCACGAGGTCCGCGTATCGCGCCATCGGAGACGCCGGGTCCTGCGTGACGGCGACGACCTTGCAGCGCACCGGCTTCGGGTCGGACTGGCCCGCCATAACGCCCGTGAATGTGATCATCTCCAGGCACGCGCCCGAGCGGCTGAACGCTACGCACACGTCGCCCGAGCGCACCCTGCCGATGTCGCCGTGCATCGCCTCGACGGGGTGGAGGAAGTCGGCCGGCGTGCCGCACGCGCTGAGCTTCGCCGCGACGTGAGCCGCGACGTGGCCCGACTTGCCGACGCCAGAGCACCACACCATGCGGCCGGCCTTCCTGCATTCGTCGAGCAACGCGACGGCCGCCACGAACACGTGATCGAGACGCTGCGCTGTGAGCGTCACCGCAGCCGCTTCGGCGCACATCACGCGGCGGGCTTCTACGGCCAGCGGGCTCGCGGCGTTCATCAGTTGAGGTCACGCGCGAGCACGGGGAACGCGAACCGATACACTTGGCTGCGGAATGGCTCCTGGGTAACGCGCCGGTTGCCGGACTTCCTCAGCTCGTACACGGCACCATCGCTGTGCACCTGGAACCTGAGCCGCCCTCCGTCCTCCATGGGCACATTGACGACCTTGGGCGCGGGCGCACGCACTCGCCTTGGGGCGAGCCTCACCTGAGCGCCTCCAGTGGGACCGTGCGAAGATCCTTCGTGATGAGGTCCGGGAGCGAGACGTCGCCGGCCCGGAAGAGGTCCGCGCGGCCCCGCCCGAGGATCTTGTCCTGGACGCCCGCCCGTTGGCGCCGGAGCCACTCGGTAGCCGTGACGCTCGACGGGATATGCTCAACGTCGCCGAACGCGCCGGCCCTGCGCCTGGCCCTGACGCTCATGTCGAGCTCGGCGTCGGTGACCGTCGAAAGGTCGCGGACAGCTCGGCGAATCGGCGGAGGCTCGGGCATGCCGAGGCGCTTCCATGCGACGAGCGGCGTGAGGATGCTCCGGCAGTTGTAGTGCGTATCTCTGCCGGGTACGATGATGTCGGGGTCGTCCAGGTCCCACTCGGTTCCGTCTAAACTCAGGCACAGACGCGTGGTTCTGTCGTCGAGGGTCGCCAAGTACCGCACGCCGTCGATCACGCCCGGGTTGGAGCGGAGCGTCTCGAGCATGCCGCTATTCGACGTGTGCGTGACGGCCGTCCGCACCAGCGCCTCGGCCTCGCGCGTCGTCGTCTGCAGCACGCCGCCCTGGAACGCGTTGGAGCCCGCGACCCTCCGGCCACGGACCCGGCGCACGATGTCGTCGATCTCTTCCTCACGGACCATGCCCATGCGGACCTGCGTGCTCACGCGGTCGACAAGGTTCGCGCCGATGCGCTTGCCGTGGTCCCTGAGCACCCGGCCCTGGAACGGCTCGGTGTTCAAGACGGCGCGCATCCTGGCCTCGGTCACCGGCGTGATTCTGACGCCTTGGGGATCGCCGAGCGTCGCGATCAGCTTGTCGCGCGTGAACACGCCCTGCTGTCTGCCGAGCGGGGCGAGCGAGTCCTTGAGCCGACGGTGGAAGCGCGGCAGGAACTCACGCACCCTGGCACCGAGCCGCGCCATGAACGCGTCGTAACGTCCCTGCCGGTAGCGCGCCTCGACCGCCGTGGGACCGAAGCGCCTGAGGTCGAGCTCGATCGTGGCGTAGAGTCGCGCGAGCTGCTGGCGCACCTCGAGGACGAACGTATTGGACACATGCTGAAGGAAGACGAGCCGCTCGAGGAGCTCCTGCACGTTACGCGGCCTCGCCTACGTCGTCCTCGGCGCCTTCGTCGCCCCCGCCGATCATGCCCTCGATGGCGCTCATACGTTCCGCAAGCCTGACAGCCAGCAGCTTCCGCTCCTCGTCGTCGTCGAACCAATCGCCGAGCAGCTCGCCGGCCCGGAGGATCGCCCAGAGCGTCTCCTGCGTGAGATCGCCGGCCGCAACCATCTCGTGCACGACCCGGAGCACGGCAGGATCGATCTCCTGCTCGTGGAAGTCGCGGTTGAGCACGATCTCGCCGGTCGCCTCTACGCCGCGGTACTTGGCGTGGATCTGATAGGCTCGGTTCACGGCGTCCTGCAGCGAGATCGCGAACGCGGCGAGGTCCGAGTCGGCCTCGGTCTTGTCGAGCAGCTTCTCGGTCGCAGTGACGGACGTACGACGGACGAGCATCTGCAACCCAAGTGACGCCATGCGCGCCTGGATCTCCTGCAGCTCCTCCTTCGTGGCAGCCAAGCCGTTGCCGGCAGACTCGAGCATCCCCGCCTTGGCTTCCGGGTCGTTCAGGAGCAGCATCCCGTCCGCGCCCCACATGACCTTCGGCGACCCTTCGTTGTCCGTGACCTCCCGTCCGAACACGTAGGGCACCGCGACCGAGGAGAACGTCATCGACTTCTGGCGGTCGGAGCGCACCCGGTAGTGCTCGGCCTGCTCGTAGGCGATGTCCCTGAGTGGCGGCTCGGACTCGTAGATGCCGGTGCGCTTCGCGTAGACGGCCACAACGGGGATCTCGTCGATCTCGATGTCGTACTCCTCTTCGCGCACCCACTTCTTGACTTCCTCGCCCTGGGCGTCTTTCTCCTTCCTGAACACCCACTGCTCACCGCGGACGATCCCGGGCGTGATCTCGCGCAGCACACGTACCGCGCGGGTGGTCGTCTCGCCGAACGAGCCGGCCGGCTCGTTCACGCCTTCGCGGTACACGAACAGCGTGAGTACCGGCCGGCCCTCCCTGAGCTCGTACCGCCAGTTGATCGCCTGCTCCTTGAGCACGTGGATCCAGTACGGCCTGAGCCCTGCCAGCTTCTCTTCGGTGCGCGTGGTGACCTCACCGGCCCTGGGCGCCTCGATGTGCAGCCACGTGTGACCGTCGAGCAGGCCGGCCTCCGAGACATTCCTGAGATAGATCGGCAGCGCCTGGCCCCGCATGTCGATGTTCTCAAAGTGGACGGCGAGCGCTTCGGGGATGTCGCTGTACTCGGGGTCCTTGCGGAAGATCATGCCGGTAAGGCCCGACGTGGTCTTCGCGAGCGCGTTGTAGCACACGGCCACGCCGAGGCGCACCCTGTACTTCGCCTCCGTCTCCATCGGGTGCCTGGGCAAATACTGTTCGCCCTTCGCCCTCAGCGTCTTCGTGCCGCCGTACACGTCGCGCATGAACCGCACGTCCGTGATCTGCTCGCGGTAGGACTCGCACTCGTAGTCCGGCGAGTTGATCTTGCTCTCGTCGCTCGCGTCCACGACGATTTCGGTGCGCTCAGTGCGTTCTGCTGCCTTGACGATGGTCGCTGAGTAGGACACAGATGGCCTCAGCCGAAGGGGGACTCAACGAGCGCGGCGTGGCGAGGCGCCGTGAGCACGTTGAACTCCTGCCAGAGCAGGTACCCGAGGGCCGCGCACACATGACCGTACGCACCCTTCTCGGGGTGGCTGGTGCCCTCTTTGTAAACGAGGTTGGCGAGCCCGGTCGTGAGATACTTCGCCCGCGGATGTACCCGACACCGGCGACGGTCGGTTTTCTTATCGAGGAACATGCTGTTGGTGTTGTTGATCCGGTCCTTGACGGGCGGGGCAGCGGACGGCGCGCGAACCTCAAACCCTGCCCGCTGGAGAATCGTGAAGTCCGTCTGGCCCACGGGTGCGTTCGTGTGCCTCTGCTTTCCGGCGGGGTCCGGCATCGCGATATAACGCCGATTCGGATAGCGGCCTTTCACCTCGTCCGCGAGCTCTTCGGTGTTGGACGACATGATCCTAAGGGCGTCGAGCACCAAGCACTCGTCCACCGCACGCACGGCGATCACGGCCGACATCGGGTCCACGTTGAAGTCGATACCCACTAGCAAGTCGCCGCCCGTGTCCTCGATCGACTCGTCCAGGTTGCCCTCGGGCCAGGGCTTCCCGAGGAACGACGAGTACACTCGCCCCGAGCCGCCGAGGAAGTAGCCGCCGCCCCAGACGTGCTCGTACATCTCCGGGTCGGTGCGCCTGTCGTCCTCGGCCTCCTGGAGCATCTCGCGCTCGATGAACGGGTTGTCGCGGTACGTGGCCTCGACCACTCGCACGTTCGGATCGCCAGCGCGGGCCGTGAAGAATGCGTCGACCGCGTCGTCCGGGCTCTCGCGGTTCCAACTGAACCAGATTTCGGAACCAGGCGCGCGGATCGTCGGACGAAGTAGCCTGAGCGAACGCTCCGACAGCGAGTGCGCCTCCTCGACCCACGCCCTGCCGAACCCCTCAAGCGACTTGATCGAGTCTGCCGTGTGGTCCTGCATGCCCTCGAAGATCATCACGCCCGTACCGCCCTTGCGCCTGATCTCGGTGTTGAGAATCTCGAAGAGGTCAGCGACGCCGTGGGAGCGGATCTTCGACTCGACAAGGGCCTTGGCGCTGTAGCGGAGCGCACGCTGGACCTCACGGATGCAGACGAAGTGCAAGTCGGGATCGCAGACCATCTCCTCGACCGCGAGGCCGGCGAAGAAGTGCGACGCACCACGAGCACGCCCACCGACGGCGCCCTTGTAGCGGGCGGCCCCAAGGAGCGGGAGCGCCCACTCGGCGGTATCGATGTCAAGGCTTAGCGCCGTTGCCATTCGTGGCCAGGTGCCCGGCGATCCTGTTCTTTGCCGCCGGCATGACCTGGCGCGTCACGGCTATCTCTATCGGGCCGTCGGGGGTGCGGAGGTCGTGGTCGATCTTGTCACGCCAACCCGCACGGTTCTTGAGCCAGATGAACGCGGCGCCCGTGTCGGGCGGGTAGTGCCGGATCGTGTCGGCCCGGATCACGTCACCCTCGTACTGGAAGAGCTTCTCTTCGTGGTGGCTGTAGCCGAGGGCACGGTGGTAGAGCGCTTGCGCCACGTTGGCGTCCGCTACCTGCTTCCCGTTTTTTAGGAACTCAAGAAACTCGGGGTGCGAGCCCTTCCAGCTATTCACCGTCTGCTCAGAGACATCGAAGAAGTCCGCGAGCTGCGCGTCCGTCGCACCGAGCAGGCACAGCTTGAATGCCTGCTCCGCGTACTCGGGCCGGTACTTGGTCGGACGACCGCCCTTCGACTTGCTCGATGCTGACAGTGTGCGGCTCCCTGAAATGCGAGAAGGCGATGCCCCTGGTCTGCCGGTCCGGCAGCGGGACTCGCCTTGATGGGAGCCTCTGCGTGTTGAGTTGTCTTGCTATTCTACCCGGCTCGGTGGCCTGGGGTCAATGCTGGTGCGGTTGCGCGTTGAATCATGCCGGCCGTGATGAGCACCTTCTCGGTGCATCGCTTCGACTGACAGCCCCACGTGCCGAGCACCTTGTCCGGGTGCTGGCCCTGGACCATCTCGACCAGTGCGGGCACGATGCGGATGTTGGGCGTTGTGCCGCAGCGGGGGCAGATCACGTCGAGCATGAGGAGGGTCACGGCGCGTCCCTTCCCTCGGGAGAGCCGAGGAGTGTGTCGAGGGCGTCGGCGATTGCGAGAAGGACGTCGCGCTTCCGGTTGGTCGCGTCACGGATGCCGATGGCGTTCGGCCCCTCGGTCTCGACGCGGAAGTCCCCATCGTACCAAGCCGCTGCCGCGCGAACCGCCCCCACGTCCTCGCTCGTGATCCCCAGCTCCTCGACGATTGCGGCGAGTAGGGGTGTGGCGTTGTCGGCGTAGATTTCCTCCACGGTCATCGGGAGGAAGTCGCCTTGGTGGCGCGTCACGATCTCCCGCAGCCGCTCCGCCCTCTCGTCTACGTCGCTCATGGCCCTTGCTCCGGTGGGGTGGGTTTGCGTATTGGGTCAACGCTTCTGGGGCTCACGTGCTCGCGTGGGTGGGGTGGGTTCGGCTCCAAGAGCGTGCGCGTGTAGTGCGCCCACTTCTTGCCCGCCTTGATCCTCCAGACCGTGTTGACGTGGACGCCGTATCGCCGCGCGAGAACGGGGTGTGTCTCGGTGGCGAAGAAGATTTCGCGCACCTCCCTTCGGTTGAGCTTGGCGCCTCCGTTACGCACATCCCTGGCCTGACGACCCTTTTTGTTCCGGTCGCGCATGTTGTCGGCGAAGGTGCCGAGGAATAGGTGCTCGGGGTTGACGCAGCACGTCACGTCGCAGCGGTGGAGGACTTGGAGGCCGGGCGGTATCGGCCCCACGAATTGCTCGTATGCGAACCGGTGCGCTCGTTCCGCCTTCCCGTGAACGTTGATTGTCCCATAGCCCCGCCTGACCGAACAACCGAACCACAGCCAGCAACCGGTGTTCGGCTCCGGCATCGCTCTTTTCCAGAACCGCCTGAGGGTGCCCTCGCGCTCCCCCATGCTCGTCCCTCCTGTCGCGCTCATCCCGCTCTCTCCTGCTGGGGTATCAGGGCTGTTAGGGGTTTCATGTTGATTTCGACAGCCAAAGTCGCGTGCGCTTCGATCGCTTACCACCCGACAGCATGGCCCGCTCGCCCCATATCCGACCGATCTGCGCGAGGTAGATCCGGCGGCGCTCGGGGCTCGTGGTGCTCACAGCCTCAAGGAGATCCTCGACTGACGTACACTCAAGTTGCGACGGACCTTCGGCCCTGCGGCGGTCGAAGTGCCCCACCTTGGCGGCGTGCTCGATGTCGCGAAGGAACGGGTCCGCGTTACTTAGGCCAGTCATCGATCTCGTCCTCTAGACCCTCGCGCATTCGGAGGGTCCTGTAATCCCAGAGCACCGGCAAGTCGCCGACGGGGCCGTGGCGGTTCTTGTCCACGATCAGCCAGGTGCGGGCGATGTGTTTGTCATTGTCCCGTTCGTATCGCGAGTGGTCGAGTAGGAGCACCATGTCGCTTGAAGCCTCGAGGATCATCCCGCCCCAGAGACCTTGGCATCGCGGCCGGGCGCGGTACTCCGAAGAGGTGGTGCGGTTGAACTGGCTGAGCACGACGACCGTCACGCCTTCGTTCGCCGCCCATGCCCGTAGGTCCGTGGTCACGTTCGTAATGGCGCGGTTGATGTTGTCCTCGTCGCCGATCTGGACGAGCTGGAGGTAGTCGAGCACCATCCACCGGCAACCCTTCTCGTGGCACTCCTTCACGAACGCCACGACGTCTTCCCAGCGGCCGTCGATCTTGTCTGGCGCGTAGAGCGGCGGGAGCTGGTCTGCGTTCGCTTCGATCTCCTCCCACGCCACCTGGTCGAAGCTTCCGCGCTCCAGTTTGGCGATCGGGCGGTTGTACTTAATCGCGTAGTACCGGGCCGCCACCTGCCCGATCGTCATCTCGAGGCTCACGTAGGCAATCGGTTCGCCGCGGTCGAGTGCCTGGGCCGCCAAGTTCAGCGCCATCGCCGACTTGCCGAATCCTGGGTTAGCGCCAATGGTCACGAGCCATCCCCTGGCGAGCCCTTGGCCGCCCCCGTCGTCCCGGCAGAGCCGGTTGAGGCCCGGTAGGTGCGTCGGCACCGCGTCGACCGGCTGCTGCTGTCTGCGGGCGAAGGAGGCACGGAAGGTCGGGTCATTGAGATCCCTCATGCCTCAGGCGCCCGCCAGCCCTGGATATTCTGCCGGTCCAGCGCCGGCGGCGGTCGGCCGTTCTTGGGGCCGTGGAACTCCACGGACTTCTTGAGCCAGGCGTGAAACGAGGCGTCCCACATGACTTGGCGGCGGTCGTTGGCCTCGGCGTGAAGCCGGAACCCCTCCACCTCGTCGGCCA